AAAATTCATCACGACTCATAATTTTTTATACCCAATCAGGTTTTCGTTCTGGCATACGAAGATAATTAGATGCAACCCAAGGTTTGGATGCGATATACATCTTGTAAGCAGTAAAAGTGTCAATGCTTGTGTCAAGTTTATACTCATCTGGCATAGCACGGGCAAATGGTGTTACTTCTGTAATCTTCCCCTTAGGAAAAAGATAGTACGCATCTACAAGAGTCTTGTAACAAGAGTGCGTTTTATTATAACGTAGTGCATATTCATCTGCAAGATTCATTCCCCACTTGATTAACCAATAGGCATTGTGGATACTATCCATTGCCCATTTGGTACAGGGATGATTACGAAACGCACCTTTTTCAGTTCTGTAGGGAGTACCATCAGTCTTAGGAAGAGTGCCGTAGTTATGACCCCATTTTTCAGATGCCACGATGGAGAGCATTTGACAGCATTCCAAGGGCATCTTGACGATGTGTTTATCGGGGAGACAGACAGCACTTTCCGCAGGCCAAGGAGAAGTTACGAAGATATTCATCCAAATGTTGAGTCAGGTTCTAGAGCAATATAATACTTGAGATCGTAGTCCTTACTGTCAAATCGTGACAAAAGTTTACTAGAGATCGTAACCTGATACGTTCCACTAATAATTTTAATATTTTCAACTTTAAAATTAAAACAGAACGTCAGATCAGTTTCCCCCACAATGACTTGATAATCATGAGAAGTATCATTCTTTTTATCCCTGACAACCAGTTTAACAACACCAGCATCCCCAATAACAGATAGGTCTGGAAGTTGAAAAATATTTGCCGCTTTGATCAAACGAGTAAGTTGATCTGCAGTGATATTGAAAGTAATGTCATCCGAAGGCAGTTGTAATTCTTTCTCGGGAGGAGTAACAATTACATTTGGATCAGCAAAAAAGTAATTTGACCTAGTTTTACCTTCTTTAATAATTACATAACTATCGTTTGTAAAGTCAAGAGCGGGATCTTTATGCAAATCAAGTCCATTCAAAAACTGATTTAGATCATAAATTCCAAAGTCTTTTGGGAAGTCTTCAGTAATATCAGCTTCTGCAAGAATGTTCTTCATCACACTAATAGTACGAAGTTTGTTTCCCTTTTTAAACAGAATAGACTGATTAATATTAGAGAAATTTTTGAGAAGGTTTAAAGTTTTATCAGAAAGTTTCATAGGTGCCCTTATTTTCATTATGAAGTCCAGCAAAGTAATAAAGAAGAATACAGTAGTGGATTGCTTTTAGAATATCCATTTTAGACTTACCATTCTTTTTACCAAATCTAGAGAGGTACTTAATGGCATTAGACCTGGTAAAGGGTTCTGCATCACCAATACTCTGAATAAGATCTAAAGTTTGAGTTTTAGATTCTTCCGAAGTGTAGTGGGAATGATATGTGCTGGCGAGATAATCTTCAATTACTTTGAGAGTCTCGTCTTCTTTAAATTTCCAAAAATGGTTTTTATTACTCATTGGCAGTTTATATTCAAAATGATTACTAAGCAGATCGTCAGAAGATCCACCATAAACTCTACTTCCTGTAATAACATCATTACCAAAAGAGATGGTATCAGAAGATCCTGGAGAGTAGTATGGATTTCCTACAAGACTAATTCCATCTTCATCCCAAAAATCTTGGTTTGGTGCTGCAGTAGACGTAGGAATGTTTAGTTGTAACATTCGATCTTCATACCTGCTTTCAAAATTTTCACTAGGCATAATAATTCAAAACATAAAGAACAAAAAATGGGAGGCACAATTACCTCCCCCAATTATATCAGAACGGAGCGTCCTGAGCAACTTCTTGAGAAGGCATTACAAAGTCGGCATCCACTTTGTCGTAAAGTTCCAAGAAAGATTGTTTAGTCTCATCATCAAAACGGTTCACACAAACTTGAATTGCTTTTGCCTTATCTTGGAAGATGCTGTAGGCACGGATGATGTGAACCAGGCGGCGGGTACTGATAATTTCATCAATGCCACCATCGTAAAAGGTCTTGCGGATGATATCTGCCCAATCAACCAGGCGCTTGCAGAAGTCACGGTCTTCCACACCAAGGTCCAGAGCGATGCCTTCCAGAATCTTCTGTTCGGTAGCAGGAGCGGGATAAGATTGTTCAAAGGTCACAGGGAAACGCTCAAGGAATGCCTCATTGAGCACGTTGGTGCCGATGAAGCGACCGTCATCGCTAC